ACGAAAATGCCGGTCACTGGGCTTGCTCGTTGCTTCAGCAGCATCAATCTGCTTGCCGTCTTTATCTACAATGTACGTCGTTACAGCCATGATGTTCTCCTATGCGGCTTTGTCTTCGGTTTGTAAATCGTCTGATATTTTCCAAGCATTGCGCCACTCGCGTGTGCTTGGTAACTGTTCTTTGCGGCAGACAACCATCTTAGGTTTGTTGCCCTCATCCCAGTTACGCCACACATTCTGTGGTATATCCTTTTGAATTAAATACTCTATTGCTTGTTCTTCTGTCATCGCCTCTACAGGCTCTGTGTTATGGAGCAAGTAACCCCTTGTGTGCGTCTTAAAATCTGGCTGCGCTTCATCTTTGACTAGTTCCCAGTATACCCACACCGGAGGGAGGATTGAGCCGTGCATGGCACAAGCTAGCCAGTTTGGGTCTGGAACGAGGATGCGACAACACTCATCAACGCTATCCTCATAAACTACGCGATAGTCAGACTGATGCGGCTCAAGGTTTTCTTTAGCCCAACATAGTCTGTCGAATAAGTGTGTGCCTTGAAACTCTGGTGTCTGCATTATGCTAGGTCTCCATGAATTGATGCATCATTTAGAGTCGCATCCGCCATCGCATTTGTTGGGGGCGACCACACATCTAATTCACCGTCAGAAGTTGTTCTGTCGTGAAGAATAGCCGAATTTTCCGCTATTTGTCCGGGTGAGTCTGCGTTTGTATTACCGCTAGAATGACCAAAGCCTGCCCAGTCATTGTTATTCATATTGTTAGCCAACGTGATAGTCGTCCTGCCAGCCGCCGCGTCTGTAAAAGAAGAGACATTGAGTGAATCATAAGCCGTAGGTGTGCCACTCGCGGTGCTGAAACTAACCCACATCTTCGCACTGCCCTCGACGACGTACTGCGTCGATACGCTTCCAGCGGTGCTGTGTTCCAGCGTATCTGCTATAATTTTTCCAGCCATTACGCTAAGTCTCCGTGAATAACTAATTGACTATACTGTGTGTCTACCATGCCGCCACCATAATTTCCTGTACCGTGTAAGGCTTGAGATGATGTATTTGCATTAGCTTCATCGAGGCCCACTTGGTTATTATTTGGCGTTGCGTCATAACTGTTTGTTGCTATGCAAATATAATCGGTGTCTGACATTGAGTTTGTTAAATTAACTTGACTATAACCAGTTGAAACATCTGAAATGCTAGTTGTGTTGAAACTTTTTCGCACTGAAGGCCCAGTGAATTGATTGTAATTAGACCACGCCTTCGCTAACCCTTGTTTCAAAGACATAGTAGCAGTAGCACCAACAGTGACGCTGATGTCATTAGCAGTAGTTTTCCCAGTAAGAGTATCAACTTTGACTTCACTCATGCTAAATCTCCAAATAATCCGTAGTTTCTACCCTGCGTATCGACAGTTGCTGAAGTAGAGTGAGTCTTTAAAACCATGCTCGTCGTTGCACGAACATAAGTGGATTCAAGTTCTTGCATCATTACGACCTCACTGTCCTCCCTCGGCATTCCTAGATTTGAAAAATTTGCATTACTCATATTGTTAGTGAAGTTTGCCCTAACTACAGCAGTAGCTTCATCTGTCAAACTGGCTACGTTGAACGACCCTGTTATAGAAGGTGTGCCAGTGCCTTCGATAAACGCCCACATTTTAGCTGGGCTTTGCTTAGTCAGCGTAGCTGCACCACCGCCTGTACTCTGTATGGTATCTGCTTTTAATGTACTCATCTAAACCACCGTGTAAGTTTCGCCAGAGCCGACCGTAACAGTTACCCCTGAGTTGATAGTGATTGGGCCAGCAGACATAGCGTTTTTGCCATTGGTTATTGTGTAGTTTGTTGTTACCGTCTGGCCGTTTTCATAAAACACTTGGTCTGAACCGCCACCAGTTGCGCCAGCCGATATGCCTGTAAGGTTTGACCCATCAATGGCTGGTAATGCACCTGTTAGTTGTGTAGCTGCTATGCTTTTGTTAGTGAGCGTTTGTGTAGCTACAGTGCTAACTAGCTCACCGTCACCACCGGGCGGCAGTGTTAGCGTGTTTGTTACACTGGCAGAGTGTGGTTGCGCCTTAACTGTTTGACCGTGACTGTTGCTCTCGCAGTTAAATACAACGGTGCCGGGGTTTGTATTGCCTTTGACGACGACATTGCCAGTGCCATTGGCTGTCAGGACTATTGTGCCATTGGTGTTGGTTGATGTTACAGCGTTACCATCTAGCTTGAGGTTATCAACGCGCAAGTCTGTTACCGCGCTATTTGTGCCAATCGTGACGCCGTCAATAGCACCACCATCAATGTTGACCGAGTTATCAGCCTGGGTTGCTATAGTGCCAAGCCCGAGATTTGTCCGGGCAGTGCCTGCGTTGGCAAGGTCACTCAGATTGTTTGAGGCCAGAAGGTCGCCCGAGCCGGAACCTGCTGGACCTTGTGGGCCTTGCGGCCCTTGAGCGCCAGTCGCCCCTTGCGCTCCTGTTGCGCCTGTAGCGCCTGCAGCGCCCGTTGCTCCGGTTGCCCCCGTCGCGCCAGTGGCTCCAGTTGGAATGCCCAGCGCAAAAGTAGCCGTGCCGCCAGACACGCTGACAGAAGCCGTAGCAGAACCGCCAGCCGAAACAGTTGAGACATTGACAGCCGCGCCAGTCACTTGTTCTGTGGCCTCGGGGTTGCCAGAGGAACTGTTGAATCCTAGCACCTTGCCAGCTCTAGCCGTCTTGTCGGGCAGGGTCATGTCAATTGTGGTTGGGTCTTGAACCGGGGCAAGTAAGGCACGGGCGTCACGTTCTTCGCGGTCACCGACAAGCATAGCCATTGTGTCAAAGTCGTCTTCTAGGCTAGCGGCTGTTATGTTGCCCCCAGCCGTGTACACGCTCGTCCTGGCTGCTGGTATGTCAGATAATATCGTAACAGTGGTAGTGCCTGCCGGTACGTTGCCGGTCGTAAACACAACCTTGCCGGTGCCGTCCGTATTCAGGCCAGCCGCATCTGCGCTAGTCTTGATGTTATAGTGTGTGCTTTCTGTTTTCTGCACACCGTCAACAAACACCTTTACGTCAGATGTCGCATTGACCTGAAAGCTGAAACTGACTTCAGCAGAGCCACTGGCTACAACGCGCCGGGTCTGGTCATTAACAGAAAATGTTGCCATGTTCCAATCCTACCTTTTGATATTTGTACATCAATTTCACAACTTTGTCACCTTATGGGGTTTGCATAAATATTCGGGCCTCAAGCTCTGGGTCAGATTCTACCAATCGTTTTCTTGCTGCTTTTCTCCTTGCGGTCAAAACCCCATTCAATTGTTCAAATCTGTCCTCATCTGTCGGCAAATCAAAGTATCCGCTGTCGGGGTCTTTGAGTTCATTTTGCAAAGCATTTAACAGTGTTTCTTCCGGGTCATAACCCAGCTCACCCAGCAGCTTACCGCTGTCATCTACTTCGTTTATGTACCGGACAAACTGATTGTATTGTTCACTGTTTAGTTTCAGCCCATCCACACGGTCACGGTGAAACGGAAACACGCCAATACCAGTCTCGCTCAACCGCAATAGCTCTTGGTCAAGCTCATTATACTGACCAGTCTGAATCCGTATCGGGTTAAAATATTCATCGCGTCTACCTTCGCCCTGAGTTTTAGAACGCCCCCAGAAATCCAAGCTATCCGGTAAATCTTTTGCAAAATATGGATTCCGAGCTTTTGCTTTTTGCATCGCCGTGTAAAAGCCCTGCAAAAACAGTGGGGCTTCAGTGTAAAGATTGCCGCTGACAGGGTCTATGCCAGGCGGTAGCTTGGTGCTGGACGCAAAAGGGTCGCTTACCCTTTCAATCGTAGCCTGAAAACTATTGGTGCCAACTAGCGGGTATTTACCGTCTGTCAAATAATTTGTGGCATAGCTGGCAAATCCGAATGTTGACCGGTCTATGTTACCAACCACATTGGTCGCAACGCCTCCGGCAGTTGACCCAGCCCACTTTGCCATTCTTTCAAACAAGTCTTCTTGGCTTTGCGTTGAACCGCCGATAGCTTTTTGCAGTTCTGCTACGCCTTGTAGAAACGGCAAGTTAGTTGCGTATTCTGCAATAGACAGAGTGTAGGACTTCGCCAAAGTTGCAATTGCCGACGGGTCTTTTTCGTATCTGACATATTCAGCCATGTCAGCACCCATAGCTAGCATAGCAGAGAACGGGTCAAAACGACTGAAGCTATGGAAGCGATAGCTGCCATCTTCTTGTTTGAATCCGATTGAGTACTGAGGCACATTAGCTGACCCAGAGATGTTCTGCCGTGTGGCAAACTCTTTACCAAGTCTGCCTGTCACAATGATGTCATCACCATAATCGCCGTTGGCAAGTGAGAACATAGCAGCAGCCGTGCCATTACCTATTGCCAACTTAGCAAGGGAATCATCCAGCTCCTTGCCAGATATGTTACCTTTGAGAGCTTTGTAAACAGGTGACCAATTCAGTGTCCGGTCAAACACCTCGTTGATGATGTTTGTTGGCGTATTGTAAAACGGCACAACCGTTTTGATAAATGGAATAGTGTTGATGGCTGGCCCCATACGCCCAAAGAAACCTTCGGGTGCGCCTTGGAACGTCATCTTTCTGGCCTCGACCGTCATCATGTCTTTGATGTCTTGAGGCGTGTCAGTCATAATTCTCACATAGGCATCTTCTGAAATCTTCTTGGCCTCATCCCGTGATAGGTTCGACCGCCTGGCTTGCTGGTAAGCTGCCTGCATACCTCGGTATGCTTCGCGGTATAGAACCCGGCGCATAGTAATCACCTTAAAATACTCATCTTCACTAGCAAGCATCCGGCCCGGTATGCGTGAAGATATGCCCATGACATCAACAAACGCTTTGAAATAATCACCTTGATTTATTGACGACGCAACGTCAGCCAGATTGTCAGTGCCGCCCAAGGCCCGGCGGTTACGCAAATCAATCTTGCTGACAAGGTCAGATGTCTCGCCAGTTCCCATTGTTTTGCCCATAAGAAGAAACGCATCCTTTTGAGCCATAGCCAGGCCATGCGCTTCGGCTGCCATCTCACCCATGTAACGCTGGTCACCGACATCACCACGACGACCGCCTAGCGTTCTAACTGTACCAATCACACCGGACAATCCGCGCTCAGCTAGCGACAATAGCTGAAATGACGCATTGCCTGCCATGTTGACAACATGTGTAACCGGGCTGGCCAACAAGGCATTTATGTATTGCTCCATAGCAAAGTCATAGGTTTTGGCACCCCAGCCAGCCTCTGCATACTTTGCTTTTGCCGAAGGGTTTTGCAGGGTGAGGAACGTATTCAGGTGATAGTCAATAAGGCCATCATCCATGCCTGCCACAAACTCATCAAGTTGATTGGCGTAGCTGGTGAGGTTTATGCCTTCGAGCTTTGATATGTTGCTGACCACGGCCAATCCCCGGCCATACTCACTGACATTGCCAGCCACTTGCGCGGCAAGATTACTCTGCACGGTGGCTATGATTCTGAGCCGTTTGAAAGCAGCCTCTTTGGCAGTTTGGTCTGTCATATCCAGAGCTTGTTTTGCACCATACTGCAACTCGCGGCCCAGCTTTATGATTGCTGCTACACCACCCAACACATGCTCTGGCGGCGCTACGGAGCCGGGCTTACGTCCCAAAAATCTATGAATGATAGTATCCATGCCGGTTTCTTCGGCCATAGCCATGAGCGCGTCCATGCTTTTAGTTTCACGACGCATTTGCTCAAACAGTTCTTTGTTGTTTTCTTTTATGTTCTTGAGAACTGTCTCTACATCAAAATCTTCAAGTTTCAGCCTGTCGTCAGTTGCTTTTGCCAAACCAGATGGTGAGCCAAATATCTCGCCAATACGCCCGAGGTTCAGCCCCTTTTTGTAGCCTAAGTCATCCAGATGTTTGTTAAGAGCTTTGAGGTCGTCCTCGGGCATTGCCTTGATGACAACGTCACCTGACTGCATCTTCGTAACTTCATCGTCCGGCACCCGCGCACCAAACGACCGTTGCTCGGCTTTGTCTACAGCTTTGGCAAGAGCGCCGACAGCTTCTTTAACTATCTTGACCATCAGCCGCCTCCGTATTTGTTTGTGAGGCACCTGCCGCTGTAACAGCTACAGGCCCGACAATGCCGTATTTCTCTAGTATCTTGACCGCTTTATCGTCAAAGATGACGTAGTTGCGTTCTGCCGCTTCGTCAGCCGTAGCTGCACCTCTTGAACCAGCGGCACGGTATTTGATGCCGGGGATGCCAGCCTTAGATAAACGGTCAGTCAAATCGCGTGCAGAAATGCCGCGCGCACCTTTTATGCTTTCAAATAACGTGCCTATATCAGCCGTTTCAGCAACCCCATATTCGTCATACAAAGGTTTTAACGCTTCTGCAAATTTAGGCTGTTGCCGCAATGATTTGTCATAATCGAGCAATTCGTCAGGCTTGGGAGCAAGGCCGACTTTGTATATTTTGCCTTCAACAGGGTCTGCCTCTGTCAAAAACCCTGATTTAACAAGTTTATCAAAAACCGCCTGCTGCTGTTTGTTTAATGAACTTTCAGCCAAATATTGAGCGTCAACCAAATTAGGCACGCCCTGACCTAAATTATCTAAAACAACAAGAGCATCGTCATATTCATCATTCTCTACAATATTACTTAACGTAAGTGCGTGTTTCTCTATGTTGTCTTGCGTGTAAACACTGTCAATCGGTTGACCATCAAGCTCTAAATAGTAACCACTATCGGTTACGGAATCCCGGTAAAACTTGGCTATATCCTCACTATCAGTGAAATACAGCCCATAGCCGTATGCCTGTGCGCCTTCGCCCGTGCCAATCATCTCAAGCCTGAACTCATCAAAGTCTGCGCCAGAGCCATGAAAGGCTATGATGCCGGGTTCAGTTTCTGTCGGCGGTACAATGGACACTGGGTTTTCAGCCGTTGGCGGCTCAAACTTTCCTTGCTCAAAATATCTGGCTTGTGCGTCATCAAACGCACGGCCCATAGCAGACAGTCCTTTGTCAATGGCTGGCATAGGGTCAGCCTTTGGCGGGGTCATTGCTTGAACAATTTTATCAACTCTGTCATCA